CGCACAAGAATCAACACTATAGTGGCAGGATTTCAGATTGAAGTGTATAGCAACACATCACAGCTAGACTGCAGAACTATAATGGCAGAAATTATGGACTGCCTAAAAAAACTTATGTTTGATGTAAAAATGTCACCATATGCGGACAATCAATCACCAATATATCGTTATGTAGCACGTTTTGAAAGAACATTTGATTGGAATGATATTTTTTAAGCTCCATCGGTAAGATGGGGCTTTTTTAATAGGAGGAATACAAAAAATGGCAACAGGCTTAAAAAGTAGGATTATTTACAGAGAGAAAACAAAGGAAGAAGGCGCAGCCGATTACTGGGCAGGCGAATATAAGCTCTTGATTAGGGCAAAGTCAATTCCATCACCTATTGGTAGTGTTAACATGGTTGATACATCAACCTTGGAAGACTTGATGGAGACTCAGGAACAGGGAAGAAGAGCGGCTGCGTCAATGGAAGTACCAGGTGCCTTTGAAAAAAAATATAAGGACGAACTTGTTAAAAACGAGGGAAAGCAATTAGATATCTGCATTCTTTATGGTACAGACGGAAAAGGTTCAGAAGGAATTGCAGCATTTATAGGAACAGAGTCTTTTGCACCAGATGAAGCGACAGAAGATCACCTTACAGGAACAGTAACAATTGCCACAGTAACCAATCCAAGATGGATTGAGGATAGTTATACCGTATCTGTAACAGAAGATGAGAATGGTTATCCAACATCAATTACACTGGCAAAGAAAGAAATGTAACAACTATATTCGGGAAGCGTGAGCTTCCCGTTTTTTGTTTAAAGGAGAATGAATTATGAAATTTATGAATTACGAAATTAAGTTTGGAATCGAAGCAACTACAAAAAGCGGAATTTTAAAGAAGATTAAAGAAATTCAACAGTCCAGTGATGATGAAGTTCAACAGTCCAGCGATAATGAAGCTCAACGGTCCAATGGTGATTTTGTTGACGATATCGAAATGATGCTTAATATGGTTCCGGAGTTTTTGCTTGTGGGACTGCAAAAAAGACACAAGGATGAGTTTGGGTATGATTACAACACAAATAAAGGCAAGGAAGAGGCAACAGCAAAGGTATGCGAATTGATTGATGAGTATACCGATCAGGAAGATTCAAGCATCAAAGAGCTGTTTGAAGAGCTGCTAAAAGAGGTAATGCAAAATGGTTTTTTCAAGAAAGAAGTGCTGCAGATGAAAGCGGAGAAAGAAGCGAAAGAGCAAAAAACAGAGTAATAGATCCAATTGATTATTACGATGAAAAGCTGCTTCCGTATTTTTTGTGCGTTACGCAACAATACGGCTTTACTGCTGAAAAAATAGGCGATATGTGTCCGTGCGAGTTAAAACCGTATGAACTTGCTTACAAGCTGCATCAGCAGCAAGTCGATATGCAAAACCACATGCTTGGCAGGTACGTGAGAATGTCTATCTTATCAACACTGGGTAACAGCCAGTGGTTCAAAGGTAAGCATACACCGCCGTTTGAATATCCAGATATGCCTTTCTTGCAACAGGAGGTAAAGAAAAGTGAAAACGGTAATGTGGAATCTAACGAAGAAATCGCAGTATACGAAATGAAACAAAGAATCAGGCAGCTTGAAAAGCAAGGCTTGCCAGAGAGCCCGATCTAAGGGAGGAGGGATAAAATGAGTGAGGTAAATATTGATTCGATACGGATTGAAGCTAAAACAAATATCAAAGAAGCTATATCTGATATTGAAGCATTAAAACAATCCCTAACCGGATTGGGCGACAACAAAAGCGGAATTGACCGCTACTCAACATCTGTAAATGGATTAACGCAAAGATTAACGCGACTGACAGGGATAACCAACAAGACAGGAATTGCAGCGGTTGAAAAAAGTGTAAGAGAGCTGGCAGAAGCATCTATTAAGCTTAACAACTTACAACTTAACGAAAAGAAGGGTTCAATTTTTTCCGAGGACACATGGAAAAGGGCCATGGATAACGTAGAAAGTGCGATGGAAAATGTAAAAAATACCATCGCACAGAACGTTAAGGAGATTAGACAGCTAGACGGTGTTGAAAAGGCCTTTGATAACTATATCAAAAAAGCTCGAAACATAAAGATCCCGATTGGCGTAAAGAACGATTTAAATACAGACAGGGAATTTGCAAACTTGCGAAGTGTACTTGGCAAGAATTTTTCCACAACAAATAGTGGTACGGATTTTGTGACGTTCATAGACGATATGAACAAGTCAATAAATACCACATTTGATACTACAAAAAACGCAACAGATCTATTCAAGGATGTAGTAGAGCGTTTAAGAGATATACGCAAGGAAGCTGTGATGACATCACAGGATGTTATCAAAAACGGCTTGATTCCAGTACAGGAGATTGAATCCGAACTATCAAAATTTGCTGCAAAAGACATACCTAACCTTAGCGAGAAGTATGGGATTACGGAAAACGATGTTTATGGTGGCAAAAAACTATCAGAAAACAGCGGAACAGAAAGCGTAAAAGAAGTCACAAGCGCCATCGGGCAGAAGACCAGAGCATTTGAAAAAGAACAGCAGACTGTAACCGATGTTGTGAACAGTGAAATGAAAGACCTTATCAATTTAAGGTCAACCATTGAATCTGTTGCGAACGCTGTAGGGGATGGAAAAGGTCTGGCAGGAGCATTCAAGGGGCTTAAAGAACTTGGCTTGGGTGAACTGGCTTCTTTGAAAAACATTGATTTTTCTGGAATTGCAAAGCTGAACATAAAAGCATTACAGGAAACAATAAAACAGACTACCGATATTAAAAACAGTGCAAGCAAAACAATAAGAGAATTAGTACATGATTCTGAATTGAAATATGCACTAGGATCTAGCAGTCCAGAACGCTTAATTGCTAAGACGACTGCAAAAGGAAATGAAATCAATATCCCTACAAAACTAAGCGAAATACAGTCTTTGTATCAAAAGCTAATAAATTACAAAGGCGAGCTTATTAAATCTATTAACGAAACATGGAATAACAACAACGAAAGTCTTGATGTAGCTATTGACAAAATTTTAAAATACCGTGAACAGCTTGCACAAACAAGGTCCTCAATCAAACAGGTTGGAGAAGCACTAGAAGCTGTACGCAATGGAGCTGACATTACAAAAGGTGAACAGTGGTTAGCAGAATATAATTCATTTCTAGGGGATATGCAGGAATATAGAACTAAAATTTTGCAAGAATCACTAGAAATGTTACAAACAGAACAAAAAAATTCACCAAAATTAAATTTAATGGAATCACTATCGGATTTAGGTACTGCAACTGATTCCGTTGAACAAAAATTATCAGAATTATTTGATATGTTGCAATCACTCCCATCTTCAGCAGATAGGGTTGGCTCACAGGCCAGAACTATGATTGTACAATCAGCACAGCAATTAGGAATTGCAACTGAAAGCATAGAAAACGCACTGTCAACATTGCATGGAACCCTCAGAGAATATAGTACCGCAAGTGAAACTTCTGCACCAATAGATGATTTAAACAATCATGTAAATTTGGTTGAGCAAAGCTTGTCTGCATTGGATTCTGCTCTGCAATTAACACAGAATGAGGTTAGAGCATTTGCACAAACTGGTCAATTGTCAGAAACAGCATTGCAAGCATTGTCAAATGCATCGCAAACGTCTGACATGGTTATTGACCATATGAGCTCTAGCATAAGTGAGCTTACAGGAAACTTAGGTTTTTACAGGCAATCGCTTGAACAAGCTTCACAAGAGCCACCAATATTTAGAGACACACCAGAGGATATCAACAGACTGAACCGAAACATGCAAAAATTGCCACTTAGCCTATCCCAGTTAAAATCAGATATAAGTGATTTGGCAGGCATCATGGGTGGATTTGTAGAAAAAGCGATATCTGTTGCAGGTGCAATTGGCAAAATAGGATCTTTTGCAATGAAAGTAAACAAGCAGATATTATCGTTCACAAAAGACTTTGCAAAGCTATCATGGGAGTTTTTGAATTTTGGTTCAAGCAAAAACGCATTATCTGGGCTAAAGAGTCCATTTGGCCAGTCCTCAGCCAGTCTTGGAGACTTTAACAAGAAATTAAAGCACGGAATTACAACTGTGTTGCGCTACGGTTTTGGAATCCGGTCTTTGTACGTACTGTTTAACAAGCTACGATCAGGAATCAAGGACGGAATCAACAACCTTGTTGTGTTTAGCGATAGGGCAAATAAGAGTTTGTCATTGCTGACATCTGACATGTCATATGTTGGAAATAGTGTGGCTGCGGCATTTGAACCAATACTGAATATTATTGCACCAGTTATTGACCAAATTGTTGATTATGCAGTTGCAGGAATCAATGCTGTAGGTGCTTTTATAGCATCAATAACAGGTCAAACATCATACACGGTAGCTGTAAAGAACATCAAAGACTATCGCGACAGTTTAAACGGCACAGCATCTGCAGGAGATGCAGCAAGCAACGCAACTGATAAGTTAAAAGACAAGACCGATGAGTTAAAGCGTGAGTTAATGGGATTTGATGAAATCGAAAAATTTTCGGAAGATCTCGATAACGCAGCTAACAGCGGTTCAGGAAGTGGAAGTGGTTCTGGAAACGGCTCAGGAACGGAAGATCCTATACTTTTTACAAAAAAGGATATACCAGGAGCGGTATCTAACTTTGCAGACCTCGTAAAGGATGCTTGGGCGAAATCCGATTTTACTGACATCGGTAAAATAGTTGGAACGAAACTCCGTGACGCACTTGATTCCATTGACTGGGAGCCAATCAAGGAGCAGGCAAACAAAATTGCCAAAGTCACAGGAACATTCATAAACGGCTTCTTTGAGACGGAAGACCTTGATAAGAGCGTTGGAAGAACACTTGGAGAAGCAGTTAACACAGCTGTAGGTGCAATCAATACCTTTATTGACACAACTCACTGGGCATCACTTGGTGAATTTATGTCAGGCGGACTTAGAAGTGCGATAGCTACTATTGATTGGGATGACCTTGGAAAGACTCTGAACGCCAAATACAAGGCTTTGTGGAGCTTCCTTGATGGATTTGTAGTAGATATGTCTAAAATCAATTTTAGCGGCACTACAGGGTGGCAGGAAGCAGGTAATGCACTTGCAAATACAATCAATAGCATTTTTGCAGATAGAGACTACACAAAAACTGGACAAACTATTGCAGTTGGAATCAATGGAATCACATCTGCGTTAACAACAGGAATAGAAGGAATTGATTTTAATTCGATATCCAGAAATTTTTCAGACGGAATCAACAGCGTATTTTACAAGATAGATTGGCAAGCGATCGGCACAATGCTATCCGATGGAGTGAATACAGCAACTTCATCATTGCTGACTTTCTCGGTAACGGTTGACTGGAAAAGAATAGGCTCAGAACTGGCAAATTCCGCAAATACTTTTTTAGCTAAGACTGATTTTAGCCAAGCAGGAAAAGCACTAGGTCAGGCATTTAAAGGTGCACTATCCGCAATTAACGAGTTTGCAGCAACATTTAATTGGCGATCTCTTGGAGTTGATATAAACAACTTCATTAAGGGCATCAACTGGGGCGAAATCTTAAAAACAAGTGCAAATATAGTTGTCAACACGTTTTTTGGATTATTTGAGGCAGCATGGGGGCTTATATTTGGGGGTAACGACACAAAGTATACCGCTATAGCTGATAACCTTAACAAAGCCATTTCGAAGTTGAATGTTGAGTGGCCAAAGTTTAAACAAGATGAGCTTAGTAATTTTGATTCGGCGATGGATTCACTGGATAAATTTTGGGAAATAAATGAGAAATTTAAAAAGAATGGAAGTTTATCAGCGCAGGATGAGTCCTTGTTCAAATTTTACTATGAACAAATTTCAAAGTACGCACCAGATATTGCTAAGGAAATTGGAAGCATACAGACAGCTTACCAAGGAACAAAAGATACACTTGAAAAACTTATTGAAACGCAGAAAAACGCAGCTATTCAAAAGGGATTTTCAAGTGCGTTGGAGGATGCTTCTAAGATTTACGGCGATGCCGTAGTTGCTCTTGAGCAATTAAAAACCAAATTTATAGATGATTCCGTCTCATGGAAAGCTGATATATTAAATGGACTCTTATCAAGAGTGGATGTATACGGTGGAACAATCGAGACATGGGAAAAAACTTTTGATAAGTTTTTACAAAAAGTGAGAGATGGTTCCATTGACTTTCAGAATCTTACAGAAGACGAGGAAGCACTCTGGCAAGTCATGCGAGAAATGAATCCTCAATTTGGAACAATGGAAGAAAGCATGGAATCACTAAATGGAACTGTCGAGACATCTGGAGAGACTGTAGATAAATTGCAAGTGGCTATGGGACGCTATAGAGATAATACTTCATCTGCAACAACCAATACAAAAAACTTAATTGAAAAGCTTAAAGGGATTAAGTTGACTGGAGTTTGGAAATCACTTGCAGATGAGCTGAGAGATACACTGGATAGCGTAACTGAATCTTTAAAATCTGATAAATTTGCACTAGGAATCAGCAATACCTTAACCGACATGTTTGACAAGGAATTTAAAGTAAATTTAAAGGCAGGATCACTTGATACCAGTGAGCTTACCCAAAAAGACAAGACAATCCAAGGTGCATCAGCAAATATTGTGAGTGCTAAAAATGCACTTCCAGACTATGCAAAAAAACTTGATTTGGTAGCAAATTTGACAAGCAAACAAGATTCAATTGCCGATAGAGTGATCAGCGGATTAACAGGTTGGATGACAGATTTCCAGAACAGAGTTCCGGAGAACAACCGTTGGTTCAGCGGATTAACAGGTTGGATGACAGATTTCCAGAACAGAGTTCCAGAGAACAACCGTTGGTTCAGCGGATTAACAGGTTGGATGACAGATTTCCAGAACAGAGTTCCAGAGAACAATCGTTGGTTCAGCGGATTAACAGGTTGGATGACAGATTTCCAGAACAGAGTTCCAGAGAACAATCGTTGGTTCAGCGGATTAACAGGTTGGATGACAGATTTCCAGAACAGAGTTCCAGAGAACAATCGTTGGTTTAGCGGACTGACAGGTTGGGTAACGTCATTGGGAGACTCAATTCCAATATCCGGAAAATGGTTCAGTGGAATCCTGGGATATGTAACAGCATTAGGAGATTCGATCCCTACATCTGGAAAATGGTTCAGTGGAATTTTAGGATATGTTAATCAGGTTCAGAAACAATCTGGAATATCGCTAATTCTTTCAGGGATAACAGCATTTATTTCAAGCATAGTTTCAGGTACTAAAAAATCTACAGGCGGAGCCTTTTATGGTGGAAGATGGCATGATATACCACAGTTTAGCAGTGGAGGAGTTATTACAAAAGACTTCATGTCAAGCTTTAGCGCTATTCCACGATATGCAGGTGGTACTGTAAATGCAGGCTCAATGTTTATTGCAGGAGAAGCCGGACCAGAGCTTGTTGGACATGTAGGTGGCAGGACAGAGGTCTTAAACCAGTCACAACTTGCAAGTGTAATGCAGAGCGCCGTAGCGAGTGGAATGGAAGCAGTTATGGCACGTTACGGTGGAAATGGTGGAGGAAATGGAAATGTGACAGTTAATGTTGTTCTTCAGGGCGATGCAAAGAAGATCTTTGAGGTTGTCAAAAAAGAAAACAACAGCAGAGTCATACAGACAGGTAAGGCACAACTTTTAACGTAAAGGAGGGAAGCAATGCAATGGATGGCCCAGTAAAAACCGTAATCATAAGTGGATTGAAGCTGAAAGTTAAAGATCTGACGGTAACAGATAACATCATCTGGAGCCGCAATACGGGGCGAGTTGCGTCTGGTGATATGGAGGGTGACATCATAGCAAAGAAAATTAAGTTAAATATTGTGCTAGCACCTTTGGATGATAAAGAAGCAGTAGCTTTTGCTGCTGCAATAGAACCACCATTTTTTCCGATCACTTTCCGAAATCCGAAGTCCGGGAAAACAGAAACACTCAAATTTAATGTTGGAACACCGACATATCCAGTCTATTCGTATGCTGATGGACTGCCTAGATATGTTGGTGTTGCTGCAAATTTTATTGAAAAATGAGGTATCAAAATGAAGATGTCAAATAGGACACTGGTAAAAACAATCAATGGACTCTTATCGTTTAAAAACAATGGTGTAAGGAAGCCAATTAAGGCGATTTATGCAATCAACCGTAATATTGAAACACTGGATAAGGCTGCAATTCCTTTCCAAGAATCAAGAAATGAATTGATTGAAAAGTACTGCGATAAAAAGAAAAATGGTGACATTGTGCCAAAAAAAGGAATGGAGCAAAACCTAGAATCAGAGTTGGGTGAATTACTGGATGGAATTGAAGTTGACGTAGACATTTACAAGATTCCAATTAGTGTGGTTGAGAATATAGAAGCATCAGAGCTTGAATTTGAAGCAATTAGCATGATGCTTGAGGAAAGCGAGGCGGAAAAAGCATGACATATGATTACACAGTGAAACAAGATGGACAATTTTATAAACCAGGTCAAGATGTGCCAGATATGGGTACATTAGTGTGTACGTCTGCGCAAGGCAATATACGTAGTTATGAGGGACTTGCAAAAGATGTAGGCAAGCTTCCTACGTATGTTGCGACAGGCAGCTCTTTTCTGGCAAGTGATACTGGCGATTATTATAAATTTGAAGAGTCAATAGCAGCATGGAACAAGAT